GATACAGCGGCCGCTACCCCCTCTCCACCCTCATCCGCTGCCAGAGCTGCGGCCGCGCCTTCACCCGCCGCCGGGTGGCCTACCCCTCCGGGCGGCAGTATGTCTACTGGCACTGCCCCATCCACAGCGAGTACGCTGGCAGCCGCTGCGGCAACGGCACCATCCTCCCGGAGGAGGGGCTGCTGGACCAGCTCCGGGCCTGGCTGGCCGCCCAGATCTCCTCCCCCGCCGCGCTGGCGGAGGCGGTACGCCTCCGGCTGGACGCCCGCCCCTCCCGGCCTGCGGAGGACCCTGCCGCCGCTCTCCGGCGCCGTCTGGACCAGCTGGAGGGCCAGCGTGCCCGCTATCTGGAGCTCTACGCCGGCGATCTGCTCTCCATGGAGGAACTGCGCCGGCGGCTGCGGCTCCTGGCGGAGCGGGGCGCCCGCCTCCGGGAGGATCTGGACCGGCTGA